TATGTTTTTCTTTTTTTATATCAAATTGAGTATATATTTTTCTCAAGTCTCACTTATTTAGGATAAATTGAATTTTGTAATTCAATTTCAGATTTTAACTCTGTACCGTATTCTCTTCTATGAATGTCATCATTGATCCAGTATATTTCATACGACCAAGATGACCAAGAGTAATACCTGGCTCTACCCATACTTTACCGCCAATGTTTTGCCAGTATCTACAGAATCCATAATCCTCTGACAGGAATCTATTCCTGTGCTCATCTATATAAGAATTGAAAAATGCATAAGTCCATTTACGCTCTGATTCAGTAAGTGAACCAGTATCATCATCATACTTAAGATTTGGGTACTTATCAATAAGCTTCTCAAACGCTTCTCTTTTAATAAGCATAAACCCAGTACCCGCATCAAATATTTCGATAGCGCCTTTTTCAACATTTAAAACTGCATTATCTTTAGCTGCGTTAACAACAAACCTAACGCTTCTTTTTGCCAACTCATCAGCGGGGATTCCCTTTTTTACATCACTAACTACTTTGTCCCAATTAATAGTCTTTATCGGATAAGCGCCAGTAATTATCTCTTTATCGTGCCATAGCATCTTTAATATATCTTCCGGCTCCCACGATATGTCTGCGTCAATACACATGATATGTGTAAACTGTTCATTTGCTAAAAATTTTGCTGCGATGTTGTTTCTAGCTCTATTGATTAAAGAATCAGTTATAGTTGAGACCGCAAATTTCATACCATGATCTCTAAAATACATCAATGTTTTTATCAAAGACATCATGCATGGTTCGGTTATTTGTTGATCATAACAAGGAATGGCGAAAAGAACATTCCATTTCTTTAGTTGATCATTGGTAATTTCTATTTGCTGCGTTTCATATGTAGGCATAAGGTCTATTATACATAAAAAAAGAGGGCTGAGATGCCTCAGCCCTCTTTTTTATTTAGATTATTTTCTTTTGCGAGTAACAGTCTTGACATTATCAATGTTAGAAGAATTAGACACACTACCTTTTGGGTCAATAGTGGTCTCAAATTCTGAGGTATTGTTGACCTTAAAATAAAGTGTTTCATTTGATTTGTCAAAATGAATTGATACATCTAGGCCCATTTTCTTTGCCTGAGCGCGGATTCTCTGCTGCATGGAATTATATTTCTTACCTGCTTGAATTCCTTCAATTGAATAAGGCTTTCCACTCTTACTAGATAGGCTAATTGTATCAATGATCAATTGCAATTCGGCAGATGTTCTGCCTGTTCTTGAGATTACTGGGAACATACTTGCTTCTTTAATTTGCATAACGCACTCCTATGTTGTTTGTGTTGTACAGCCGGCTGGCTTGAGAACAATCTATCATCATTTATTACAGATTGTGCTACTTTCAGAAAAAAATTAATCTTTTTTACTCAAAGATTTCACTTGAGCAATAAGAACTGCGTTTTGCACTGTCAGCTCGGTAATCTTTTCAGCCAGCACCTTTACTATATCATTCACATCAATACCGTTATCTATATGTTCTCCATCCATATCCCCACCTCCTCTGCTGTATATTTCTTTGCACCATAGCCAGGAACAAACCCGCCTAGATTAGAATTGTACACCGATACTGTGCCGTAATCCTCTATATCATCATATTTTTCACTATCAATATCAAAACCAAGTATTTCTATTTCAACATCTTGCTCCATTGCTATATTCTGAACAGAATGGAATACAGAGCCTGCTAGAGCGTCTGCTAGGTCTTTAGAGCCGGCATTGGGGTGATCTATTTTATTATTACTAAACAATCTTAATTTTAAAAGCTCTTCTTCAACCAATATGTTATTCCAATAACCGCGCAATCTTGTATCATATATAGCCGTCATTAAGGTATCATAATCTGTTTTCTTAACGCTATGAAAATCTGCATTTACTCCTTGAGACCTAAGGCTCTGGATCATTTCAATAGATTGCCATCTATCAAATGTTACTTTAGCTACATCAAACCTTCTACAGAGATCAACTATTAATTGCCTAACTGAAGCAAAATTTATCTCTTCACCCGGCTCAGCTTTCCATGAATGAATTAAATCAACATTAACAACAGGCAGTTTCTCTACGCCCATTGAAGTAGTTATTTCTCTAAACCCGGAACAATGTGTCATACACAATGCCGTTCTGTCTCTTTTAAAACCAAGGTCTATATGAATGTACCTTTGAAAACCATCAGTATTGTTAAACCATTTTTTATATCGGCCTTCTTCATCCAATGGATCATCCGCATACATAAATGCTTTTCTTACTAAATTTTCATCTCTAAAATATGCATCTTCCATTGTAGGTGGTTCACATTCAAATCTTGAAGCCGCCTCAATTGGGTTTCTAATATATTCAGATTCCAATTGTTCTCTTTTAATAGTCGGGTTAACTTCCCATGTTGCTGCTTTAATTGACCAAGTTTTAGGCTCATTCTTTTCTCTAGAGCTAAAATATCTTTGTTGAATAAAGTCTCCCTTATATCTGGGGAATGACAATAGAATGACTTTACCTATTTCTGGGAATCGAGACATCACTGATAACTTACTCATGTTATAAATAGCGGATGCTGATCCTTTAGATCTTATTTCGCCCTTCAATTCGCTATCTGTTTTAAATGCTGATATTTCATCTAATATAACTGTCATTACTTCATAACCTTCCCAGCCTTCAGATTCAGAGTGACCAGAGAATAATCTTACGGGCCGAGAAAAGAAAAATATTTCTGATACTCTAGGTTCAAATCCAACATTATTAAAAAACGGAGAGGAAAGTAAAAGGTTTTTTAATGGTTCAAAGAATACCCTTTGTGCTTGCTGAGCGTTAACAGCAAGGTTCAACAAGTCAATATATACACCGTGAGCTTTACCATAATATCCAAGAGGATCTCTTAGGCAATGCAATAAGTAAACAGTGTATGCCATTGATATACGAGCACAATGGTCTTTACCGGATCCCTTACCGAGCATACAAATCACTTCATTATCTGTATACTTCTTATATATTTCACGACCAATTTCTTCGCCATATAATCTTATTAAAGTGTGTTCTTTGAAAATCTGTGTGCTATGCTTTACTATCTCAAGCTGAATTTCCGATAGAGGAGGGAGTCCAAGATAATGTTTATCCTGAACAAATACTTCTATAGAAACAGGTTCTTCCATGAATTCATCTTGTCTTAATAAGCGATCAAAGTCGGCATAATTAAGGTTAACGCCAAGAAAGTCAGACATCTATGAAGCGACCCTTAAGGAGGCAAAAAGCGGTCTCAAATTCTGGCGTTTTTTCGCATAGGCGCTAAAAAGCGGTCTCAAATTCTGGCACTTATTCATATGTCTCCTCCGTTTCTTCTGTCTCTATGGCATCTGACATGCTGGATCGACTTGGCTTAGCCGAGCCATTACCCATTATTTCAAAAGCAATCTCAAGTTCCTTGCGAACTTCTTCCGCAATGGCAGGGTGTTTTGAGATTACATCTCTAAGAATTTTTGACAATATCTGGTTGACACTTTCCGCCTTCTGCATTCTGGCGATGTACTCACCGTCAGTTTGATTGCCACCCATCAGTTTATGAAGCTGAGCCTTCTTGGTTGCAAGATCCCCAGCGAGCTTAATCGCCTGTATCCTTGCAGCAACCATTCCATTATCTGTTGCTATGTTTATTGTTTCCCAAGCCTCTTTGCTTAATTCATCAAATTCAGTCAAAGCTTTCATTGTGTTGAATTGTACTTTTTCAAGAAAAAATGGGTCTTCTTGAATTGTTTGATTCAATATCATCTTATATTCTTCAATATAAGATTTAATATCATTTATATTTAGAGACATTAATGTTGATATCTCACGCATGGAATATCCTTTTACATGCAAAATACCAACTTGCTCTACATCTTTAATTTTCTCTATTAAACTCTTTTGCCTTACATGTTCAATATCTGACATAATCTATCTGAGTATCCTTTTGCAACTTTTTGCCAAGTCATATTTTCATTTATATATACAGCCGAAGAGTATGTTTTTTCCGATACCTCTTCATAGTGATTAGTTACATATAACATTTTATCACACAAATCATCAAAACTTGGCATTGCCCACATACCTGCACCTTCGTATAAGCCAGTCATTTTCTCAGTGGACCAAGTGTAGTCCAAAGGGACCGACATCTCAGCGTATTCTTCGCAGGCAGTCGCATTAGTGCATATGGTAGGAATTGCTTTGGCGATCCCCTGAAATGGAATATTCCCCCACCCCTCACCGCTGGTCGGATACAGCAAGCAATCAGCAAGATCATAGATCCTGCCGAGCTCCTCAACAGGAACTTCCCAATCTATTATTTCAATCTGAGGGTGCTTCAATGCACTCCTCATTCCGCCAGTAAAGTTGCGAGCGTCTGCTGGTCCGTTCGATTTATATATCATACGGTATCCGTCTTTACCTCCAAAAACTTTTATAAAAGCATCAACGGACATTTGAGAGTTCTTACGAGTAGATGGGGAGCCTATGCTTAAAAAAGTAAATGGATTTTTCCTCACCCTTTTTATTGGATAAAAAATTTCCGGGTCAACGCCAAGTTTAAAGTCATACAGAGGAACTTTGACTCCAGAGTTAATAAACACATCGCGCATAAATGTTGAACAAGTCCATACCTCAGACATCCTGTTGCAATCCTGAACCCATGAATCTGGGAGACGATTTGTCTCCCAGAATGTAAAGCCAATTGAATAAGTTGTTGATTCTACAAAAAACTCGGGCAGGGAATGGTTTATGATTATATCGTCAGACGGCCCAGTCGTCTTGAAATAGCCAAGCGACAAGTCGTTGGTAATTGGGACAATCTCCGCTGGGGCAGTTGAATTATTTCGCCTTATAGGCAAGCCAGTCTTTGATAATTGATCAAAGAGGCGATCTGGCGTATAGCCATACCCAACGCTTAGCGGAGATGATTGATTGTCAGACCAAAGTATCATTCTTGAACTTGAAACGCTATTTGCTTCCCAGCTCTCTCGGCAGCTTCTCTTAATTTAGGAATAGGGAGCCCGTGAACTTTCGTATACTCAACACGATAATTAAACCACCCCTCAACTGCTTTCCACATTCTGTCATCAGTTTTATCCGCCAGCTCATCTAGTTCCTCAGGTGAAAGAAGAAAGCTTAAAACACCTAATGGCATATACACCACAACATCGTATCCTGAATCTTTATCTTCCGAATATTTTGACAGTGCGTTCTGAAAACTCCTAACCATACTCTCAACTGGGGTCCCCGAATAAAAGTCAACATTATTGTAAACATTTCTTTCCCTCGGGCAAACATCATCTACTCCAACAAAAGCTCCGTAACTACGGCATACGAGAGGTCTAAAGCCGTAAATTGTGCATCCGTCTTTGTAGAAAGCACATTTTCTTTTGGTTTCACCGCCAAAGATCCATGTATCATCATACATAGCACCCTTGAGGGCAGATACGATTTTGTCAAAGCAATCGTCGGCGTATTCCTTGCCTTTACTCTCAATGTCTAAATAATATTGCTGGGTTATTCTAAAAGCAATATTGGCACACTCAGCCATATGAATTGTTAAACCAATGGTACAGCAATTCCCCGAGCCGAGACATTTGTATTTTGTTTTATTCTGGTTTGCCTCAATAATCCTTGCTTGGTTGTAAATCATATCCAACTCAGCAAAGACGGCGAGGTCTGACGAGGACACTTTACGCTGCATTATAAACCCATGCCTTTCTTTTTACGATCTCTTTGCTTTCGCAAATCACGCTTCCTGCGCTCCGACTCCTGTTGCATTGGAGACTTTGGTCTTTTTGATGTAACAGCAAGATTTCTCCCCTTCCCTCTAAACTTTAATAAATCATATTTCTTGCACCAGTTATACAACCCTTGCGGACTTATTTCTATATTATAAGTTTGCTTAAGAACTTTGACTATATCAGTTAGATTCATTCTCTTCTTGACATAGTGCTCGTACAGCCAAGACTTATCCTTATAAGGCTCTAGAGTCATTTGAAACCGCCATTAAGTAATACCATAAACCTATCCCTACTGCATCTACAATATCATCGTCAGACAGATCGTCATCGGACATTGCAAAATAGTCTACCACAATTTCACGAACCCGATCTTTTCTTTCCTTCTTTTTCTTAGACTCAGTGTTTAATAAAATCTTGTCCTCTTTTGAGATATTCTTATAACCAATACCCCGCTTCCATAAGATAGGGTTTACATCCATAACTTTCCGACAGTACATCTGTACGATTCCCCATGAGTAACCTATGATATAAGATATCACCCTGCTAGTCTGGAAATTTTGGATATATACAGACTGCTCTATCACCGCAATTGATGGATTGTGCTTCTTACAGACAGCCTGTATCCCGGAATTAATTTCATTAAACTTTATGCTAATATCATTAGTTTTTGTAAATTTAATCTTACCGCAGTCCAGCAATCTCAGTCCATTGTTGAAGTCAATTACAGCCCAGCCAAGCGAATGTGACGAGGGGTCGATAGATAGAATGACTTTGTCATTTGTGTGTACAATATTTTTGAGGCTCAATCTAGACCATCCCTGATACGAGATTCATCCCAGCCCCAGCCAACTAGTCTTTTAACATACCTTTCACGCTTACACCTCTCGCAAATATTTTCTTTATTATACCGAGATAAAGTTGTAATGCATTCTTTTGTCTTGCACTTTCTTTTTTTATCTTTGTTAGCCTTTTTTTCGTAATAATTTTCTAATAATTTTTTATTAGTGATAATCTTCCTACACTCCGGGGAGCAGTAGATACTATTATAAACTTTAGCTACAAAATGTTTTTTACAGTCCGGATTATTACAAATCCTGTTTTCATCATTAACCACTCTCTCCCCAGCATAAAGAAGACACATTACAATCAGCACAGTGCTTAGATGTTCTCTTGTAAGGTCTGTCAGGGATAGTACCGCTAGTGTAATTCCCATAAATATCTCTATATTTCTTAAACAATTTATCAATAAAAGCTTGATCTTTCTCTATATAAAGAGGAAGAATCTCTTGATTGTTTTTACATTCATATATTACAAAACCGCCGTCTAAGTTTAGACACTCCATGTAAATTTGAGCCTGACGGTAATGCTCGTCTTTCGGCTTGTTATGAAGTTTTCTATAATGAAAGCCTTCAGAACTGATTGACTTTAGTTCAATCAACTTATCGCCATGCCAATTAATAATTCCATCAGCCGTACCCTCGATTGGGGGAGACGAATAAGTAACGGGAATCTCTTCTTGAACAAGAACACCCATTTCCCTAAAATAACCATATAGTCTATCGTGAACAGCATGACCGTTATCAAAAATCCGAAGCGTTTGCGCCCTAAAGTCTGGAGTGACACTCACTCCCTCAAACAAGTAATACCAATATCTAGCGCACTGATTGGTGTAGCTAGGGTGAAATCCTTTTACCTTTTTAAATTCAGGCTTGTTTCTCTCCAAGAGAGCATCGTCAATTGCCTTATTTAGGCTATTTTCAAGATCGACAGATGTTATCTTTTCAACTGGGACAGGAATTACCTTGGGGGCTCTCAATACTTTTAGTGATTTCATTGCATACCGCCCTTTGCAGCTAATTTTAGTGCATTAATATTTTCCGTTAGTGCTTCATACATGGTTTTCCATATATCGTTTACAAATTTATCTTGATCATTCATAACCGAAGACTTTCTTTTGAAGGCCTGGGATTTAACAATCATCAGTGTTCTATACGCCGCTAATATATTAGCATACTTGATAGCCTGCCCAGACAGATAATGATCCGGATTCACAATAATATCCTCAACTATACGGATACATTCTAAAAACTCATCAGCCTTGTCACCCATTTGCTCAGCCAAAGTTTCCTTGTTAATTATAATATCTGGCACTTATTGATCCTTTCTAAGATCTTCTGTCTTAACAACAGCCTGCTTTACTAAAGTCCTCTGTATCCCAATGTGATACTTATATACATAAAAGCCAAAATAATGACCATCATCCCAGTTATAACTTACACCAAAAGACCGCCAATGAGACATTTTGTCACAAAAGAGAACATATTTATTTACCTTACTCATAATCGCTTCCTTTCACAAGTTCTTGAAACACTTCCCAGTCTATTATAGCGACCTTTGTCTCTGAATTCTCTCCGAACACAACAGAAATACAAGGGTATTTATAGTTAGAATTCCATGCATCCTTACGCATCTTAGCCCACGCCTTCAAAGTTAAAGTAAAAGTTTTCTCATTATGCTTATAATCCAAAAGAAACTTATTCAAAGAAGCATCACCCTTCCTAATCCCACGACCAGAGTTCTTAACAGCTTTCGCCTTATCCCTCTTAATCTCCTCTTGCTCAGTTCTTTTCACTAGGAACTTCTTTTCTTGTTGCCTCTAACTTCTTCATATGCCCGAATTGCTTCCAAGCGCCGGATAACAAACGAATCTTTATCAGACGAACAAAATACCAGAGCGTCATGCAGCTGCTCCGTAAGATAGTATTCTCTCCAATACCGACTCGTCTGGATCTCTAGGGCTCTGCGAATACGCTTCTCCTGAGACTCCAGATCCTCGATTCTCTGCATAATCTTTTTCCTCATACAAGCTCCTACTCATCGTCTTCCACCCCCCTGTCACCACAAAGTGGATCCTGAGGAATAGGCTGTGCGCAATGGCACAGATATGTTCTCACACCAATAATAATCACGCAAACTCCTTCATTATCTATAGTATCACTTAAAGTGCAATAAAATCTCTTGATCAGTAGGTTCTCTAAACGAGGGGTTCTTGATCAGATGATCGTACTCATCCTCAGGGACTTTATGAATCGGATTGTCCCTTGAAAAACGAATACCGTTTGGCGTAGAATACCCCGAACCACTTTGGAAGTATATGTATTTCTTTCTAGACACTTTCCCAATTGGCTTGAACATATCAATACCCACCCGCTTAATCAAGCCGCTTAGCATCTTGTCACATTGACTCTGCCAGTTGTATTCCTTGATAACTTTCGGGGCCTGTTTATAATAAAAATCACATTGAGCATCAAAATTTTCAACCGCATTCTTCATCAACTCCACTGTTGAATCAAAATCGGGGAGTATGACATCACCAGTGTGATAGCCGGAATGCTGGGTCTTACCCATTGTTGACTCAATGATATTACCGCCAAGATATTTTTCGTAACTACACCACTTACTTGTTGAAATTGTTGGCATTCCTGTAGCCAACGCCTGAAGAGGGATTAGCCCGAAGCCCTCTCCTTCTGTTGGGTAGATAAGAATATCATGCTGATGGTACAGCTCAACCATTTCTTCCTGAGTCAGTGTTTTAAATATCCTGATAATATTTTCTTCCATGGCGGGGGCTTTGCCATTGAAAAGATCCATGACACTGAAGCCGCCGCCTTCCGCTCCGTGCCCATGATGTTTCAATGTTAGCTGAAAATTATTATTACCTTTAAATAATTTAAGGAAAGCTCGCTCTGCGAGATCAGCCCTTTTTCGTTTACTGTCCGAATCAACATGCAGGAATCGTATCTTATTCCGATTACCCCTTCTAAGGGGCTTCCACATATCATCAACACCAAGCTCGAATATATGTGTTGGGACATCTACGCCAGAATTTGCAATTGCATCGGCAGAGAATTGATTACCCACCCAGATTTCATCAAAAGTTTTCATAGTGGGAATCCACCAATCCCACGCTCTAGTTGATTCCAAATATGTACCATTAATCTTGTACTGATGATCATGGTGTTTCTTGAAACCTGGCTGCCTGTAATCCTGTCCCGTGATAGGGTGATGCCATTCTGGCTCCATATAAAACATCTGGATTTGTGCAGCGGGATCATTCTCAACGACCTCCATCTGCTGACCGCGATAAGTGAATTGATTAAAGTGCTTTACAATATTGGTATAGCCATAGGCGTAGCCAAAGATGTTTATAGCATCCTTAATGTGCTGATCGGTATGGATTGAAAAAATCATGCATTTATGCGCTTAAGAATTTCCTTAATTTGTTTTTCAGTCAATTCAATAGCACCCATACCATTCCATTTACTTTCTTCATAAGAATACCATGCACCCTTGCGCTGAATAATATCCATTTGAATGGCAATATCAATAATCTCTCGGCTTTGATCAATCCGGCCCTCTTGAGGGAGGACATAGTAGTAACCCGTTGCTCCGATAGTTGGAATCTGTTTTGTTTTCTCAACAGTCCAAGTAGCCCGTTGAGAAGTAATCATATTATTCTCTTCACGCTCCATCTCGCCCTTGGACATAGAGAGAAACAACTTAACAATATTGTGCATGTTATGGTGAACCGTATTGCCCATCTTTGCTTTCGTAATCGCGTACATACCGCTCAAATCAACTGTTTGATGAGCAACAAACAGCATAATATTACGTTCTTTGTGAAGATAATTCACCAGCTTCTGCAAAAAGTAGCCTTGTGAACGAGCCGATAACCCCATCGCCTTACCACCCTCAGGCTTATCATAAAACTCTTCCTTCACAATATTAGACAAAGAGTCAAACAAGAAAATGTGTTTTTCCTTGTCATCCGTGAGGTATCCAATCAGATTCTTCATAATATCCTCAACAATAGTGGACTGAATTACCACCACATCACTAATATCCAAACCACACTTCTCAGCATACGCATCATTATAAGAAGACTCAGAATCAACAATCACAGGACGATACCCCATCCTCTGCGCCTCCGCCATAATCCGAAAACACATAGTCGTCTTGCCCACCGAAGGTGTGCCCCAGAACAGATGAGTTGCGCCAGTGTTCAGCCCGCCCCCTAAAGCTTGATTCAGACCAATACTGGGGGTTGGAATAACATCATGAATCGGCATTAGATCGCCTTTTCTTTTATCTACAATTAACATATTTCTCCTTTATTGAAACATTCTATCTAAAATTCTTGATTTAATAACTGTTGTCGAGATGTCCTCTGTGTATGGCACAAATACAACCTTAATACCTTGTTCATCCAACCACTCTTGGGTGAAGCCCATTTGCTTATGGTAATTCTTATTCTCCCAGTCGGAGCCGACAACTATTAAGTCTGGCTTTGCTTCTAGAATAGCGGGTCTTGAATCAGCCTCACCGACATTGATGATAACCTTATCAACCCATTTACATGAGGCGACCACTTCCATTCTTTCAAATAAATCACAAATTGGTGGTTCTTTATAGCTGGCGCAGAACTCACTGGGATTTACTGAAACGACAACTTCCCCGCCTCTGCCAGCGAGATCTTTGCACTTCTTTAATAACCTAACATGGCCTGAGTGAAACAGATCAAATGTACCACCAGTATATACAATCATTTTTTCTCCAATGAAGCGCTAACGAAATTCCATTTATTTGCACTATGAAAAGTAAATCTCTCAACACTATTAGCATCAGCTAGTGCGTCTGAGTATTCAAACATAACCCAATCAAAATCCTTAAATTCAAACAGATTAGTGTCATTTACTAAAACTGTTGGAGAGCTAGGGGTACTAACTGTCTTGCAATTGAGACCAGCCCAAGCCAAAACATTTCTAGAATCCAAGTGCTTCACTCCTGTTCTAAAGTCCATGACATCCCTTCTCCACACATTCATACTCGCAAGTGTTGCTGCAATTAAAAATGATTTATCATTTAAACTATTTATCAACTCAGCCATTGTACCAGAAAAACCAGGGATAACTTCGCCAGAGTAGGGTGCAAATTGCATAACCCTGTCTACTCCGTTCAGCATAGGGAGTATTGTTTCAATAGCACCCGGGAGCAGGGTATCGTCATCACCAATCACCCATACATACTCGCCAGACCCGACTGTTGTGCCGTACAAGCAATTGCCATCACACCCAATATTTTGTTTCCTTATGGAGTAATCGGATATATAATCCTTGTATTTATAAACGACTTGCCTTGCATAACCATCTTGGTCATTGTCAGATACAATAATCTCAACATTGGAATTAGTTTGAGATACTATACTATCCAAGCAATAATCCAAAGAGTCTCTTCTGTATGTTGGAATATATATTGTAAGAAGCATCAGACACTCTCTTTTACAAGATTCTTTCTCTTGACATAATCATCTACCGTAATGATTTTATCTGCCGACTCAAGCTTGTACGAGTCAAGGCGATTGAGAGTATTCTTGTCCTCAACTTTTGACAGACGAACGGCATACCACTCATTTTCCTTAAGCATCTGCTTAACTTTCTTATACACTGCGGCAAAGACTACGATCTTAAAGAATTGCTTGCCATCCCAGCAATAGACGCTTGCCATCTCTTTGCCCGACGAGGTAGTGAAGCTTCTAATATTAAACACATATGCCAGTGTTTTTTCATCAGTTACATAACCAATGCCGTGATCATAAAGCCAAGCGTACTTATGATCAATACCATGCTTCTTGAGCATCATAATGTTAAACAGATTAGAATCTTCTGCCTGATAGACATCACAGTAGGCATGTAATGTTCTATCCCCGATAAGAGCATAAACATAATCCCTCTGGGCGAGTTCGGTATTGCGTTCTCCAAAGACCGTGCAGGAACCCGAGTGATCTTCAAACTCAACTCTCAAGTACCCAGTAGCTTTCTTTGTGGAACGCACAACTGCTTTAATTAAAGTAAGGTTTGAAATTGTTTCATGAAAGTCTACGGCGTTTTCTACAAATTCATCAATAGCAGTTTTGTGCTGATTGGCAGCGATAGGGAACCCAAGGATTGGTAGGTAATACTTTTCATTATCAAACTGGGAGACATGACCTATCGATTTAAACGCGCCGACTTTATCGAAGTTCTCTCGCAGTGGTGCTTTTATTGCCGTCTTGGAACACTTATTATTAAATTCCTCAAATGAATTAAACGGGCGCTTGGTTGTGATTTCTTTAATCGCACTAGAACCACATCCAGTGACATTGGCTAATCCAAATCTAATTCCCTCTTCTTCATCGGGGAGAGACATTGAGAAGAACTCCTCTGACTTGTTAATGTCAGGGGCGTATATTTTAAGACCAAGTCTTTGTGCTTCCATCAAGTATGCCGTGATCTTGTCAGATGCCGACTCGTTATAAAGAAGCGACCAAATAAATTCCAACGGGTAATTAATCTTCAACCACATTGTTTGATACGACATAAGTGAATAGGCAACAGCATGAGATTTATTAAACATATACAATGCCGACATTTCAAACTCAGCCCATATCTTTTCGGATTGAGCTGGGGTGAGATATTTATTACTTACAAACTTGTCTTTAAACTTGGCGAACTCAGCAATATCACGCTTCTTACCAATGATCTTTCTAAGGGAGTCGGCCTCGGACCATGTGAAGTCTGCCAACAGCACCGCCATCTGCATCAATTGCTCTTGAAAAATGACCGTACCGTATGTTTCCTCAAGAATTGGTTTTACAATATCATTCGGATACTTAGGTTTAGCCTCACCCTTTTTACAATCGATATACCGCTTGCCTTGAGAAAGCAAAGCGCCGGGTCGGACTAAGGCATTGGAAACAACAAGGTCATTAAAGTTATCAATACCCATTCTTTCAATAAGGTTTCTATAGGCAGCCGCATCCGCCTGAAAGATACCCACGGTGTTAATATTATTAAAGTTTTCAAACACCCTTTGATCATCCAGACCAAGTGATTGGGCTCGCACATCAATCCCCAGACGCTCCTGAATCTTCGCTAAGCAATCTTTAATCACAGATACGGTCTTTAGACCCAAAATATCTATTTTAATAAGCCCAACGGCTTCGGCATCTTCCATTGCAAAAGCTGTAACCGCCGAACGCTCCCCGCCTTGAGAATCCTTGCGAGATTCAACGGGGCAAACATCGGTCAAAGGAACAGAAGAAACCACCATGCCCGCCGCATGCACCCCAACGGTACGAATACGATTCTCCAGCCTTGAAGCCAACGGCACAACATCGGGATACTTCTTGCCAAACACCTTTCCCTTCTCGGTGGCTTTAAGTTCATCAATCGTTTCAAAAAACGGGGTGATCGAATTGATTTCGGCATACGGAACTTGCAGCACTCTTGCAACATCTTTAACCGCACTCTTCGCCTTGAAAGTACCATAAATAGAAATTGCCGCAACATTATCCTCGCCCCAACAAGTAGCAAGATAAGTTTTAATCTCATCACGCCTCTTATCTTCAAAGTCCAAGTCAATATCCGGATAGTCATTGCGCTCAGGATTAATAAAACGAGCAAACAACAAATTATATTTAATCGGATCAACTTCCGTGATGTTCAACAAAAACGCCATCAAACTACCGCCAACAGAACCACGACCAGTACCACGACCAATACCATTCGCATCAGCCCACTTCACCAAATCCCACACAATCAAAAAATAGTCCGCAAAACCAAGCTGCTTAATAATCGACAACTCATCATCCAGCCGTTGACGATACACATCACTATCCAAACCCGATTCCTTCAAACTAAAATGCGTAATTTCCGACAAATAATAATCCGAATCCAACGCCTTCATATACTTCGGCAAAAGATTCTTACGCTTTTCCATCCGAGCCGTACACTTCTCGGCAACCTCCATCGTATTTTCCAGAATATCAAGCCGATCATACCCAGCATCTTTAAACCAAGAAGCCACCTCATCAGCATGAGCCACATACGGGTTAATCTCATCAAACCTAAGATGCCTGTTAGGATACATATTGTTGATTTTCGCCACCATATCTAGGGATGGGTTGTGCAAGCAATCGGCATGGTCCTTAGCATGGCGCTGGTCTGCGGCAGATAGGCCTGGGAACTGAGAAAGCATCAGCAGAATCTCTTCACAGCCCTTATCTTTCTTACTAGGGAAATGGCAATCTGCCGTAGCAAGTACAGGTCTGTTATAAGCGTTTGCTAAATCAATTAACCCGTCATTTAAATCCTTTGGGTTCCAAGCTTGCATTTCATAATAGAAATCATCCTTGAATATCTTTATAAACCTTTCAGACAGCTGCTCTGCACGGGCAGTATCGCCCGCCATAATTGCCTTGGATATAGCACTACCCATACACCCTGATAACGAGATAATGTCGCCATCAACAAATTCCTCAAGCAGAGCGAAATCCATTCTTGGCTTATAGTAAAAATTACTACCCCAAGCCTTTTGATTCATCTTGAATAGCTTCTTAAGACCTTCGTTATTCTTAGCCAGAAGAATCAAATGGAAGCGCTCACTCCTATCCTCGGAGTCAGATTCTATTGATGGTACGAAATAGGCTTCTATGCCAAACAAAGGCTTTACATCATTTGCTACACAAGCATCTTGAAACTTCAATACCCCGCCCATAGTGCCGTGGTCAGTAATCGCAGCGGCGAACTGACCGTTGGTGCTTGTTATCTTAGCAATCTCCTCGGGTGTAGACATACCGTCTAACAGTGAGTACTCAGAGTGACAATGTAGGTGAACAAAGTCTGTCATAAATTCTCCAAATCAATATCGTATAAGGACTCAATGGTCGTAAAGTCGTTCCAACTAGACTGATTATACCATGCAGCTCTAAGGAAACATTTCACCCCGCAACTTTCTAATACTTTTATTTCTTCAGGATTATCCTCAACTACAAAAATGGGATCTATATTTTTTACAATGTCTATTTTCTTACCATATTCAGCAAAATATATTTCATGTATCTCGATATGCCATTTATTCAGCCAAGGCATTGCTTCTTTAACAGAAGCTTCTTGTCGCCTCGCAGTGACAACATTGATCTCATAACCGATACTAGCCCAATAGTTTATTTGAAAAAAAGCGTCAGAGAATGGCTTAATATTTTTCCAAAAAAGAGAATTACCAAATAACTTTAGAGCCTCTGGGCTCTTAGTGTTTGTTGTAAACCACTCAGCATAACTGGGGTCGTCAACTGAACCATCTTGCTGCAAGTAGTTGGAGACCGATTTGTCTATGTCGGCAATAACCCCGTCAAGATCCAATACAATGGATTTATTTACTAATTTCATTACATCCTTAATTTACGCTTAAAAATGCAAAAGAGGAGGGCTTGCGCCCTCCCCTTTGTGCTACGGACTACCAGGAGTCTTTCATTTCACCAGTGGTGAGGAACATTTGTTGCTTTTCATATGGAAGCATCAAGTAGACAGTATCCAATTGGTGCATCGGCAAATCCGTAATTTGCTGTGGTTCAGCTGAAGAATCCAGCGGAATTAGCGAATAGTTCGTATCTGACGCAGCGGAGCCTGTTCGTGAATACTTATAAAAGCGATCCGTGATGGTGCCAAATTCTTTAGCATACTCAATAAGAGTTAAACCAATATGGCGTTGATTGAAAGTCGTGTCAAGAACTCTTGGTTCCCAAACACCCGGCTCCATTTCAACAGCAATATTGATAAGCAGATGAGGCTTTGGTCTCCATGCCTTATCCACTGCGGATTGCTCAGTACCCCAGCAACGATAATTATACTTTTCCAAGCCAGCAGTGGAAGCTACTCTCCACTTCCAGTTGATTGGGGAAGTAATTACGGGGACATTAATTGCTGTCCCAGTCTCATCGTTGTAATTTTTAGAATCCTCTGTTAACTCCTGACGGAATCGAATTCTGTATGACTGTCCTGACTGAACCGTAAAGAATTTCTTAGGACCAGTATTTGTACCTGTTTTTGTTACGGACTTCTCTAAGTCCTTTAATGATTTTAATGATTGAAATGACATATTTGTCTCCTATATAATTATTTCTTTGTTGTTAATTGCATTTATTATTTGCTCTTTAGTCATCTCCGCAGGGTCTTTAACTCCTTCGGGGATTCTTGCTACCGAGATTTCTTTGCCTCGGCACATCTCTATCATAGCATATCTCATCGCCATGCCAGCCTCATCGTTATCACAAAATAAAGTAATTTTATCAAAAAATCTTCTTATCATATCGCCCTGCTTTTTTGAAACAGCAGCGCCTAGTGTCGCAACGACATTTGGAAATCCAGCCTGATGCACAAACATGCAGTCTACACTGCCCTCAACAATTATAACTGAATTATAATTTTTTGCGTTGTTGATATTGAATAACACATCAGCCCTTTTGAAGCCCTTGTTGTATAGATACCGAGGTTGCTGGGATGGCTCAACAGCTCTCCCTATCAACCCCACGACTTCATGGCTACTAGACCTAACGGGTATGGTCACTCTGTTTTTCTCAACCGAAAAACCAACCTCGAAATGCATCATTGTATCTATCGCCAAGCCTCTTTCGCACATTGTTCTTAACAATGAAATATCTTTTTCGTAATCAATTTCAAGATTTTCAATGGACAAAGGTTGATCCTCATCCACCTTGTACAAGTATGTATTGAGATCTCGATCTAATTTATGCCTGTCTAGCTCAACATGCTTACTATATGCCTTGCCGGTTAGGTTGAAATACAGCTGTCTAAAGTTACCTTTCTTCCCGCAAGATGGGTTGAAGCATTGCCATAGTCCTGTCCTTACATTTATATACATAGCGGCACTATGGGTGTTTCTATGGAACGGGCAGTAAACATTCAACTCTTCGCCAGTAGCGCTTTGAACAGCAACATTGTAACTGCTGAACAAAGACAATATCTCTGACTCTATCGAGTTAGATGTGGAGTTTAAATTGATAGACATTTCTAGTCGCATCATAATCTGTTGTTAAAGTAGTTTTTTCAAAATTACCATATTTACCACGGGCCTCGTCTTCAATCCACCCTCGTATCCTGTTAAGTGTTTCAATATCATTAACCTCTCCCTCGGCAATAATGGTCATTAGATATCCCACTCTTCCACCCACTTACCAGTCTCCAAGTTCCATCTGAGATAGAACCCGAAATGGGATGCGCGGCGAACTTTCCTAGATACTACTTGGAACAGGTCCGAGGATGGCTCTCTATGGATCGCAAGAACAAGGTCGGCATCATAAGCCAATTGCTTACTCCATGCAACCTCTTCCAGCTCAGGCGGGCGTTCAGAGTGTCCCTCCGACATTGTTACTGCCGCAACATCGATAATCGGAATACCATTTTTAACAGCAATCCTCTTGAATGCCTTAGACAAATTCTTTGCTTTCTCGGTCTCATTCTTAGCCCCGCTTGAATCATCAAAGAGGCTGTGG